ACCTACGATGGCGTAACCACACACCCCGGTATGGGAAGGGTCCCCCGGGCAGGCGCCGCTGGCCGCACGGTCAATGGTCCTGACGCCGAATGCGATCCCCAGCCTTTTTGAGCCAGCCGTTTCATCGACGCCGTGACCACTCCAGAATACCACAGATTCCACCGTCTTTCACCATATCTTCACAAATATAGGTCATGCAACGTTGCTGCAACGCTGGGACTGAGTACGCTGACGCTTGTCGGAATAATTTGAATCGGACTTTGGTGGGGGTCCTGTTCCGACATGAGGGCGCGTCGGCAAGCAGATGGGTTCGGAAGTTTACGGGCTTCCCCGTCTGGACATGTCGTCCGAGGCCGTGGTGCTATACCTCGTCTTGACCGACGCGCTAGGGATGGTTGGCCGAGTGGTCGAAGGCATCTGCTCCGAAACCAGAAGGCCCGTGAGGGTCCGCAGGTTCGAATCCTGCACCATCCGCAGATGGCACCGGCGTACGTAAGGTGCGATTCGGTTTCAGGTCCAATGCGAGAGGCCTGTTGGTACCGCCGTCAATCTCGCACATGTCCCAGTAGCTCAACGGTAGAGTGGTGGCGTTTTTCTCCCTTCTTCGCCCGACCGAGCGGGTTCGACTCCCGTCTGGGACCCTTTGGGCCGGTTCGCCTCAGAACACAGTGTGGTTATCTTGGTTATTTTTGCTGAGAGCGTCAACCGGCCCGTTTTCTTTTTGAAAGGACGGGATGTATGGCTTGGTCTTCTTCTCGTCGTAGGGAGCGGTTCAATCCTGATTGGGAGAGGACGCGGAAGATCGTCGGCGAACGTGATGGCTGGTGTTGCCGTCAGGTGGTTACTGATTGGAATACCGGCGAACGTCATCTGTGTGGACGTCCGGGTAATGAGGTCGATCATATTGTGCGTGCCGGCAATGGCATGCCTGATGATGATTCGCCGTCGAATCTTCAGGTGTTGTGTTCGTATCACCATATGTTGAAGACGGAGCGTGAGAGTGCTGATGCTCGCGTGGAGCGGCGTCGGCGGCGCGAGGAGGCGGAATGGTATTCGCATCCGGCGTTTCGGGCGTAGGCCGTTGTGCGGTGGCGGGTTGTTTGGAGCCGGTGTGTGCGCGTGATTTGTGTCGTAGGCATTATGACCGTGATCGGCGTAGTGGTAATCCGGTGAGGCCTGTTCGTCGTCGTATGTGTCCGGTGTGTTTTACGTGGTTTGAGCCGGGTAGGGCGGATAAGTTGTTTTGTTCGTCTCGGTGTCGTTTGCGTTATCACCGTATGCGTGTGGTGAATCCTGATTTGCCGGAGCGTCCTGATACTGGGATGCATGTGGCTCCGGTGGCGCCGGAGGGTTTTGGGCCTGTGATTCGTGTGGAGGAGTTCACGCGGTCTCAGGTGGTGGAGAAGTGTCACGGCTGTTGCCATTGGTGTGGTGAGCCGGTTGATTTTGATTCTTCCGGTGCTTTCGGCCCGTTTTTTGAGTGGAAGGTTCCGGTGGAGAAGTCGCGTGAGGCGACGTTGGAGAACCGCATTCTCGTTCATAACCGGTGTGCTGGCGGAAGGCCGCGTCGCCGGATGGTTGCCCGGAAGGGGCGGGAGCGGAGCGTGATTAGTGGCAGGGAACAATCGTCGGGCCGGTAGGGTTAACGAGGTTCAGATTCTTTCCGATCCTGATAGGCCGATGGGTCCGGAGCTGCCGGAGTTGAGGCCTGATACGGGGGAGGAGTGGGGTGCTCGTGCTCGGAATATGTATGAGAATTTCCGTACGAGTCCGCTTGCTATGCGTATGGGTTGTGCTCCTGATTGGGATTTTCTCATGGAGACGGTTCTTTTGGAGGATGATTTTTGGAAGGCTCGTAAGGGTCGTGCGATTTTGGCTGCTGAGTTGCGTCAGCGTTGGGCGATGCTTGGGGTGACGCCGGAGGCTCGTGTGCGGTTGAAGTTTGATACGCCGCAGCCGGATGATTTGAGTGTTGGTGCCGCTGGTGGTGTTGGCGCGAATGTTGTTCGGATGGAGGATTTCTGGGAACGTCGTGGTGCGTTGAGTAGGTAGCCGCATGCATGACGTTATCCCGAATCTTACTGTTGAGGACAGGGAGCGTTCGCTTGGCTGGTTGGCCTTGTGGTGGATTGAGACCTTCTGTGTGGTGGGTTCTGAGCCGGCGTTTGATAAGCCGGTGCGTGAGAGTCCTGAATACTCCCGTTTCTATGTTGACTGTTATGCGTTGGATAAGCATGGCGAACGGTTGTTCGATCATGTGTTTCTGAGTCGTCCGAAGGGTTGTGACAAGTCGGGTAAGGGTGCTCGTCTTGGCTTGTTTGAGGCGTTGGGTCCTTGTCGTTTCGCCGGGTGGGCGAAGGGTGGGGAGACCTATACGTTTCTTGGGCAGACGTATGTGTATCTGCCGGGTGAGCCGATGGGTCGTCCGATTCAGGGTCCGAATGTGATTTGTATTGCTACGTCTGAAGATCAGACGGGCAATGTGTATGACGTCATTAAATACAATTGCAATAATGGCCCGTTGTCCGCGTTGAAGGGGCAGGGGTTGGATGTGGGCGAGACCCGTATCCTGCTGCCTGAGGGTGGTTCCATTAAGCCGGGTACGTCTGCTTCCGCTTCCAAGGATGGCGGTAAGGAGACGTTCATCATTGCGGATGAGTCGCATTTGTATAATACGCCGAAGTTGAAGGCTACGTATCATGTGTTGAAGCGTAATAAGTCGAAGCGTAAGGCTGATGCTGACCCGTGGATTCTTGAGACGACGACGATGTATCGTCCGGGTGAGGAGTCCATTGCGGAGTTGACGTATAAGACTGCGAGGGATATTCGCGAGGGTCGTATGAAGGACCAGAAGCTCCTGTTCGACCATCGGTATTCTTCCATTGGCATTGACGATCTTAATGATATTGCGAAGTTGAAGCATGGCTTGTATGAGGCTTATGGTTCGGCTGCGATGTCGAAGGATGGTCGTGACCATATCATTCTTCCTGATGGCCGTATCGTTCCAGTTGGGGATGATGGGCTTAGCGAGGATGGTTATTCTTTGCGTTCGCCGGGTGTTGAGCCGGGTCCGTCGAAGGATGGTTGGGTTGATATTCGTGGTCAGATGGCGGATATTCTGGACCCTGCGTCTGATGTCGGTGATTCGATTCGTTACTTCCTGAACTCGTTGACGAGCGTGTCCGACGCGTGGTTGGCGGATTCCATGATTCGTAAGCATACGCAGTGCATCGGCTTGTTCGCTGGCGTGCCTGAGGGTACGAATCTGAATGATGCTGATGTGTGGCGTGATGTGATTTCCGAGGATGATGAGATCACGTTGGGCTTCGATGGTTCCTTGTCGGATGATGCGACGGCTCTTGTGGGTTGTCGTGTGCGTGATGGCTTGCTGTTCCTGATCAGGTTGGAGCAGAAGCCGGAGGGGCCGGAGGCTGCGGGTTGGCGTGTGGATGTTGACGCGTTCGACCGTAAGGCGCGTTGGATGTTGGATAATTTCAACGTTGTCGGTTTCTTCGCTGATGTCGCGTATTGGCGTGATGTGATCATCGGTTGGGAGCGTGATTATGCGCGCTTGGATTTGGTGTCCATGCGCGGCAATGGCGACCCGATCATGTTCCACACTAATTCTTGGCGTTCGGAGATGATGCAGTCTCTTATCGACATGCATACGGCTTTTTCGAAGGATTGGGAGCCGTGTGATGACGATGATGAGCCGGTGTTGGGTGATGTGGCTTTGATGGCTGACCCTCGTTTGCTGGCTCATTTCCGTAATGCTCGTCGTAAGAATTTCCGTCAGACGAATCCTGATGGTTCGTCGAAGTATCTGATTTATAAGGAGACGCCGAACAGTCCGTTGAAGATTGATGCCTGTATGGCTGGTCTTTTGGCGTATACCGCGCGTACCAAGTATTTGGAGGCGGGTATCGGCAGGGTGAGCCGGTCGAGGTGGCATGCGGAGCGCGTCTATTAGTTTCTAGGGGGATTATGGCTACGTCTTCCCAGACTCCGAATATTACGAGTCTTGTTCCCGGTGATGATGAGCCGGATGGCGATGGGCTGGTGTTGACCCGGTTGGCGACGCGTTTGCAGAATCGTATTCCGGATTTGTGTACGTTGAAGACGTTCTATGATGGGCGTGAGCAGGTGCCGCTTCAGTCGGTGCCGAAGTCCGCGACTTCCACGGCTTCTGCGATTTATCGTCGTTTCGTTGATATTTGTCCGTTGAATCTGGCGCATACGATTGTGGATGCGGTCGTGACTTCGCAGCATCCTACCGGTTTTCGTCTGGTTGCGGATAAGACGATGCGTAGCACCGAGGCCGATGACATGTGGGATAAGTGCGGCATGGATGTGCGTGCTTTGAACATGTTCATGGATGCGTCGCTTTATGGTGCGGCGTATGCGATGGTGTTCTCGAAGGGCAGTCCTTCGTATATTCAGCGGTTGAGTCCGTGGACTACGGAGATTTCCGATGATAAGGATTCGGCCATCGTGTATGGCTGGTCCGAGGATGAGCAGGTCGAGCGTATCACGTTGTATCGCATCATCCGCAATGATGACGGGCAGATTCAGAAGGTCTATTCGCGTACTGCGAAGCATGAGACGAAAGCGCGTACGTTGCCTTCGGATTCGGTTGATGATGAGGATACCGTGTATGGCATTGCGAATGATGATTCGCAGAAGCGTCCTCAGTTGGAGGCCCAGTTCGAATGGGAGGGTGCGAGTTCCGATGGGGATTGGGCTTTCGCTGTCAAGTGCGGGTGCCTTCCCATTGTGAAGATGACGACTCCGAACGGCAAGGGCCAGTTCGAGTCGAGTCTGAAGACGTTGAAGTCGATTGACCAGCAGCGTTTCCAACGGTTGTGCATTCAGGAGATGCAGGCGTTCAAGCAGCGTTGGGTTCAAGGCGATATGCCGGAATACTATCAGAAGAACGACCCTGCGGTGAAGGCGAATCGTGCTAGGGCCGGTGACAAGATCGACTATTCGGAATTGTTCGAGATGGGTCCGGCCGCATTGTGGCTGTTGCCTGCGGATGCGAAGATCGGCGAATCGTCGATTACGGACATTACGCCGATTGTGACCGCCGCTTCGTCCGATATCAAGCATTTGGCTGGTTCTACGGGTACGCCGTTGTCGATTCTGTCTCCTGATACGGCTGGTTCGGCCGAGGGGGCGAAGCTGACCACTCGTATGCTGCGGTTGAAGGTCCGTGATATGAACATGCGTGCGAACGATACGTTCGTGCTCTTGTTGAAGATGGCTTTGACAGCTTTGGGTTCGAATGCTTCCGAGGAGCGTTTCGAGACGACGTGGGAGCCTATCGACCTGCCTACCGAGTTGGAGATGGCTGAGGCCGCGTCTCAGGTGAAGGGCGTCATTCCGTTGAAGACCATCGCCCGTCGTTTCCTGCATATGACGGAGACGGAGATCGCGGAGATGATTCAGGATGCTCAGGATACGAGTTTCCTGAATGCGATGTCCCGGCAGAGTGCGGCGTTGGACGCGAATGCGCGGCAGACCGAATCGTTGGCCGACAGTTCGTATTTGGATGATACCGGCTCGTTCTCTTCCGATTCGTCCGGTTCGGATGGCTTGTCGTCCGACGTTTCAGATGAGGGGGATTCGTTCTCTGATCTGGAGGTGTGATGGCCGATAGTGCGTTGAGTGCCGTTCAGGCGTTGGATGTACAGCGTCGCAGGCTGGTTGACGAGTATGTGAACCGTGCTTGGAACATGTGGCGTTCGTTGACTCCGGCTGACTGGTGGAACGATGCGGTGACCGAGGGTGCCGCCGCGTATGTGACGCAGCAGCAGATCGCGTTCGTGAAGGCGATGCGCCGGTGTGGCATCACGTATGCGGATATCATGCTTCGGCTGGTGATGACGCAGGGTTTGGGTGAGATTCCCGAATATGAGGTGGTGCGTGACAATACGGACCCTTGGAAGGTTTCGGTGCGTGCCGCCGACGCGTATCGCAGTGAGGCGGTGAAGGCTCCTGACATTCGCCCGGAGGCTTGGGATAGGCTTGACGGGAATGTCGCGAAGACGGTTCAGGGCTGGTTGGATGCGGCGAAGGGCCAGTTGGAGAACAATGCGGTCACGGATGGGAATGTGGCTGCGAACCGTGCCACGCAGCAACGGTATGAGGCGTCGGGCATAACGCGTTATCGGCGTATCATTCATCCGGAATTGTCGAAGACCGGTACGTGCGGCCTGTGCGTGGTTGCGGCTACGAACACGTTCACTCGCGGCGACCTGATGCCAATGCATAATCGTTGCAAGTGTACGGTGGCGCCGATCACGTCGGAGCATGACCCGGGATTGAAGTTGAACGACGGCGACCTCATGACCATCTACAAGGCTGCGGGGAAGACGGCTGGCAGATCGTATTCCACGAATGCTACCGACTTGACGAAGCTGCGCGTGCAGGTCACCAACAACAGTGAGCTTGGCCCGGTTCTTCTGCGTAAGGATGCGCCGGTCAAGGAGGGCTTGGCCGAATGGCATCTTCCCGACATGAAGATGACGCAACGGCAGATGGAACGCATGTTCAACCGTGCGACCGAGTTCGACGCGCACTACAGGCAGCTTTTGGAGGGTTCCTCCGATTCGGTGCGTTTCCGTTATGACGGGCGTACGTACAACTTTAGGAAATCAGCCCATACGAAGCAGGCTTGGGATTATGTCCGCAGTCTGCTCAGCTATTCGCGCGGCTTTCTTGGGCTGGCCGCATGAGAACAGATAGAACAGATAGGAGATCAGGGCGATGACCCTTGAAGATAATACCGAAGCAGAAGCCGAAAAGGCGAAGCAGGAGGAGGCCGGAAAGGCTGCGGAATCCGTCAAGGACAAGGCCGCCGCTCCTGAATCCAAGCAGCCGGACCCGCAGAAGGGTGCGGATGTTCCGGCTGATGAGGGCAAGCCCGCCGAGGGTGACGAGCTTGCCAAGTGGAAGGCGATGAGTCGTAAGAACGAGGACCGTGCTTCCGCGAATCTGAAGGCCTTCCAGTCCGCCGAGGCGGAGCTTGCGAAGGTCCGTACCGAAAACGCGTATCTGATCGCGAAGAGCAAGTATCCGCAGTTGACGGATGAGGCTCTTTCCCTGTGCTCCGAAAAGGAGCCCGACAAGATCGCCGCATGGGCTGAGAAGTACGCTTCCCTGAATCCGGTTGGCGACCCGAAGTCGGTGAAGACGGAACCTACCGAGGATGCGCTGGCGCGCAAGGTCGCCATGCAGGCCGAATACCCGTCCGGCACCTCCCATCCGAAAGCTCAGTCCGGCGACGCCTACAAGCGTGCGATGGAACGTCAGAAGGCTCGTAGGAGCAACAAGAAGTAAGTTTTCCTATTTTCGAAAGGAATCGAGTAAATGACTCAGGAAATGGTTCATTCCTCCGGTGTGGTGACCGTTGAGGAGGACAATTCTTGGCGTTATGGCGAGAAGAACACCAATGATTCGGTGTCCGTCACCATCGTCCCTGAACTGTTCAAGACCGCTGATAACAAGTATCTGACCGGTGTGGGTCCGAAGGCCACCACCGTTTACATTCGTTCCGGCATTCCGTTGGCGAAGATCACTTCCGGCGCGAACGTCGGCTCCTATGGCCCGTATGACAAGACCGCTTCCGATGGCCGTCAGACGAAGATCGCGGGCCTGTTGGAGTCGCAGATCACCGTGAACATCAATATGAGCGGCTGGGACCTTGATGACCCGCTGGTCGGCATGACGTTCCGTGGTGACATCGTGAAGTCGAATCTTCCGGTCAAGCCGGAGGATACCGCCGTGTGGGGTGGTGAGTTCTACGACGTTGAGAACGATGTCGTGACTCCGCTTTCCGCCGTGTCCGGCGTTGGCCCGAAGGGTGCCGATGGCGCGTCCGTGACCGCCATCAAGTTCACCAAGGATGGTACCGGCAATATTACCGGTGGTACCGCGACCCTGTCCAACGGCCAGTCCGTGACCATCACCGTCGCCTGAAACAGGCTTCGACTTCTGTAAACGTTTCCCGAAACCCGCCCGTCGTGGCGGGTTTTCGCATATCTAAGGAGTTTTCTTGGCTATTGACAAGACTATCATCCCGCCGTCCGAAGCGACCGAGGTCGCTCAGGCCGGGCATGACTATGTGAACGGCATCCTGCCGCTCTCCAATATCTTCCCGGTCAAGTCCAATGAGGGTGAGTGGATTACCTCGTGGACTCCGGTCATTCCGAAGTCGAAGACCCGTGCGATGAAGCATCGTGCGCTTGATGCCGAGATCGGCCATACCAAGTCCGAGACATCGACTGCGGAAATCCATTCCGGTCTGATTCCGCTGTCCGGCATGGACCATATTTCCGAGCGTGATCTCACTTCGCATGCGAACGACACTTCGTATCTGCATGACAAGGCCGAGGGTAAGTTCGAGGCTTTGGGTCAGCAGGCCGGCGTGACCGAGGAAATCGAACGTCTTCAGGCCCTCGTGCTGGGTAAGGTCACCGTCAAGGAGAACGGCGCCGACGTGCAGTATTCGTTCGGACGTCCGACCGCCCAGCAGAATGTCGCCCCGACCGTGAAGTGGGGTGACAACAAGTCGAATCCTGTGAAGGATATCGAGGCTTGGGTGAAGATCATGCGTAAGAACTATGGTCGTAAGCCGCATGCCGTCGCCACTACCGGCAAGGTCATCGACGCTTTGCGCACCAACGAGTTCCTGCGTACCCAACTGTCCGGCATGGACCTTGAGCATTCGAAGACCTATCTGAGCCGTGACGAGGTTCTTGGCCTTCTGCGCTCCCAGAACGGCATCACCGACGTGCTGCTGGTCGATGAGGCGTATGAGGACCTGAAGCTGGATAACACGTTCAACATGGATGCGGATGTGGCTACCGTGTTCCCGGATAAGACGTTCATCCTGCTTCCGTCGTTCAATGATTCCACTCTTGGCGCCACCGTTTCCGGTCCGACCGCCGAGGCTCAGAACTCCGAGTATGAGATCAACAAGAAGGTCAATGATGGTCTTATCGGCGCGATGCTGACCCATCAGGCCCCGTTGAACTATGACATTTGGGTTAACGGCACGTTCGTGCCGATTCTGTTCGAGGCGGTTTCGACCTTCAAGGCCGACGTTCTCGCCTGATAGCAGGGGGTGAGGCTTCATGGCTAATGGCGTGACTTCCAGTATCGATTGGCTGGAATGCATGGAGCTGCACTGTCTGAACGAGGCGGATACCTTGCATAGGTTCCCGAACGAGTGGGTGAAGTACATGTGCCGTAGGGCCGTGACCATCGCCATCACGGGCAGTACGAACTGCGAACCCCGGTTGGATTCGGGCGATCTGGATGTGGAGGATTTCGAATACGTCGTCTGTTCGATGGTGTGGCGTGTCATCCGCTATTCGGATATCAAGACCGAATCCAACGGTACGTATCAGTTCACCCGCTTTGACCCGCAGGACAACCAGCCGGGGAAGGATGCGAGTCCGAACCTGTATCTGTCGAAACGCGAAAAGCAGATTCTTGACGGGTATGCTTCGGGCCGTGGTCCCATCGGCACGGTTGGTGTCGGCGTGAACCGTATTTATGGGATGTGATGCCTTTTGTCTCGTGAAACATGGGATTTGGGGCATCCGTATGACGCTCACGCGGCTGACGTGCTGGGTGGCGGCAAGCCGTATGACGGTATGGCGCGGATTCCTTGGGCCAAGCCGGATACCTTGCTGTACAAGGATAAGGTGATCGTCGTCCCGTATACCATTCGGCGTTCCGCGCATGGTACGACCTATGTGCCGTCCGATAAGGCTTACTGGTGTTGGTGTTCCATTGAGGGGCGTGAACAGCAGGCGGGCATGTTTTCGATTTCCGGTTCCGAGGATAAGTCGCCGCAGACTTGGGGTGGCCTGAGAGAGGTCACGCCTTCGCAGATAGTCGCCGTCGAATGGCATGGCGACATTCATACGGAGGTCTGGTATGAGGGTGACTGTTACGACGTGGATGGCGCTCCTACGCACCGTCAACATGGTGAGGTGCCTCATTATGAGATGCATATTCGTCGTAACGCCGACTATTCGGAACTGCCTGCCGATTTAAGGCCGAAGCCTCCCGAACCGGACCCGGACGACCATGTGTGGGGTGAGGATGATGGCAAGAGTTTCCATTGACCGTCGCCTGTCCACGAAGGTCGCCGAATGGTTCGGGCCTGCGATTACCGCCGCGAAGGCCGATGATGTGCTTGCCGACGCTAGGTCGTTGGCCGCTGCGAGGGCCGTGGGCCGTGACCCGGGCGTTTCCGTGGCCGGCGATCTGAGCCTGTCGAAGCATTATCACGGCATCGATACTGACGTGTGTTTGGATGTGGAGGGCCGTGACGGGTCGAATGTGGCCGTCGAACATGAGTGGGGTGCTTGGAACGAGCAACGCCACCGGTTCGTCGAGGGCCATCATGTGATGCGTGATGCGGCGCGAATGAACGGGGGTTATTGATGCCTCTTCTTCCCGTTGATTACGCACGTCATCCCGAGGAACGTCCGCAGGCGGATTTCGATTCGCTGGTGTATACGCTCCTGTGCAAGGGGTTCGAGGCGAATGAGCGTTGGCCGGGCGTGCATGTGTTGAACGAGGTTGACGTTGACGTTGACGCGTGGGCCAGTTTTTCGGATGTGGTCCTGTTCCATACGAACGCGCCGAAGCCCGCGTCCAAGAATCATTCGACCGGCGTGTGGGATTGTCTCATCGACATCGTCATCGCCACTCCCGATGCGGACCGTTCGTTCGCTCTCGCGTCCGAAGTGTATCAGCAGATCATGCAGTGGCCACGGTATGGGAGTACCGATTATGGCCGTGTCATCCGTATCGTCGGCAATCCGGGGTTCGGCAAGAGCGCCGGTGGCAAGCAGGCGACCGGTAAGAAGGTCAAACAGTATTCCGCTTCGTCGTTCACCATCCGTGCGGAGGATTCGCTTCGTATCGGATGACCTAATTTTTCCCGATTTTTCCCAAGGCTCGCTTCATGGCGGGTCTTTTTGTTTAAGGAGATCAAGACATGGCGTTTAATGATGACGCAACCCTTATCGCGACCTATGGAACCTTGTTCTATGCTCCGGTGGGTACCCTTCTGCCGAAGGATGGTGCCAAGGGTTTCAAGCTCAATTCCGATACCATCCCGTCTTCGGATAATACGGGTGGTACCGACCCGAAGAAGGTGTGGACGAATCTGGGCCATACTTCCGCCGATAACAAGATTTCGTTCTCGTTCGACGGCGGTGACGCCACTTCGCATAATTCGTGGGCTCGTAAGAACCTGCGTACCACTTATGCGGATTCGACCTGCACCATCACCGCGAAGAGCCTCCAGTTGGATACCGACACGTTGAAGCTGATCTACAACGGTGCCGATGAGGATGGCGGCGTTGGCGTGGATATCACCAAGAAGCCGCAGTCCTTCAGCCTGTTCCTTCTGGCGCAGGAGGATTCCGATGATGCTTCGAAGATTCGTTTCGGCACCCTGTTCCGTAAGGTGTCGGCCACTTTCGATGGTGGTCCTGACTTCTCGGGCGATGATTTCGTGGAGCAGGGTATGACCGCCGAGGTCGAGACCGTTGCCGGCAAGAAGCCGATTGTGTTCTTCCCCGAGTCGGTCATGGCTGCCTGATAGCGCTTTGGCCGTTGATGCCGGACTCCCGTCCTCCTATCCGGGGGCCCGGCTGTTTTTCACCCGTTTTCATGCGGATAGATAGGAGATTTTCTGACTTTTGATGATAGGAGAAATCATGGTTGATGAGGTCAAGGATACGACCGTCGAGGCTGGCGTGGACGAGTCGGGTGCGGGGGATGATGCCTTCCACATGCCTGAGACTTGGGCTGAAATGTGTGAGGGCGAGCCGTTGTTCGTCCTGTTGCCTGAACTGGTTCCTGCGGAACGGTTGAAGTTCAGGCAGGCCGCCGAGCTTCGTAAGCTGTCCGGGATGGCCGGGTTCACGTTGCGTGAGGGGACCACCGGTCCTGTTGAGGCTTCGATGCGTGACGTGGAGTCGAAGATCGACGAGCGTATGGATTTCGTCGAGAGGGCTTTGGATTGGGTGAAGTCCCTGACCTCCCAGCCGGAGAAGGTTGACGAGTGGACGTTGGGTATCGGCTTGGATGAACTGTTCTGGCTGGTCGAGTCGATTCTGCTGTTCTATACGGACCAACTGGGAAAATCACTCGATTCGAAGCGCAGGTCCGCAAGCACCCCGTCGAACTGACGGCGGATTTCCAACGCTTCTACTGTATTGATTTGACCGCGGGAGCGTTGAATCCCGCTCGTGCGGAACGCTTGGCAGCCGGTCTCATGGCCATGCCCGATAGCCTGTACCGTGCGAAGATGCTGGAGGAGGCCCCCGCTTCGGAGGATGAAGGGCGGGATGGTGCGAAGCCTCTGGTGTTGCCATGGCTTGGCTGGGATTCCAAGGCGATGATCGAGGCCGATATCCGTAACATGATGGATTCGGTGATCGTCGCCAAGTATGGCGGCAAGGGTTCCGAACCGCATCCGATGCTGCCGCCCGGCGCAGACAAGGAGCCGCCACGTCGGGAGAACGAGGGCACGGAGGAGAATTTCATGCGGATGTTCTCCAAGTTCCATATGACCTGAGTTCGGTTCCGTTTTCGTTTAGCCCCGCCCGTTACCGGTGCGGGGCTTTCCTTTTGGCTTTCATGGGGGTTTCATGGCGGGAGAGCATAGGGGTGGTACTGTCGTCGTCCGCGTGACGGCGGACACGAAGGGGTTCAGGGAGCAGGTCGAACGTGCCGCCCGTGGCATCGATGATATTCGTCTTGACGCGAATTTCCTTCCCGATACCGCACGGTTGGAACGTACGTATAGGGAGTGGAACGGCAAGGATGCCACCATTCATATGCGGTTCGAGGCGGACACGAGAGGGTCCGACCCGGTGCTTCGCCGGTGGAACGAGCAGGCGGAGGCCCTTCGCCGCAAGTTCAACTACAAGCCCGTATTGGATGATTCGCGTGTCAACCGTTCCCTCAAGCAGCTTGAGGCGAGGACGGAGAAGGTGTTCGCGAAGGGTGAATCCTTCTCGAAGCGTCTCACTCCGAAGAAGGAGGATGTCCTTCCCAATTGGCTTGACAAGAGCGTTGACGAGTTCAGGCGCAAGCAGTATGACCTGTATAAGCAGGTGCATGGGCTTCTCGCCAACAGCAGGAACCTGTCCGAACAGCAGCGTAAGCAGTTCGCCGACCTGACCCGCGAGGCGGTGAAGAGTTCGAACCGTATGCGCGACCTGAAGCAGGAGTTGGGCCGTCAGACCGCCGCATACAATGAGCTGGCCGAAGCGCGTAGGAGGGCGAAGAAGGCGGGGGAGCGGACCGGAGACCTGTGGGAGCAGGAGAGGGTCGCACGCAAGCAGATCACGCAGACCACGAAGGCCGTTGACCGTGAGGCGAAGGCGCTTGCCGGATTGCATGCGCGGCAGGCTGATCTCATCGATGTCGCCGCAGGTGGGGATGGCAAGCAGATTTCGAAGCTGACCCGTAAGGTGGCCGCTTTCGAGAAGCAGATCGTCTCCACGTCCAAGTCGTTGGGTGAGTATTCCAAGGCGCGTGATACGGCGTTGGGCCGCATGTCAACGCAAAGCTCCTACGGCAAGTGGTTCAGGCAGCAGACCGTCGATGGCAGCGCGTACGTCAAGGACCTTATCGCCAAGCAGAAGCAGGCGCAGCTTGAACGTGAGAAGCTCGCCCAAGAGGCCAACAAGGGGTTGAGCTTCAATGAGGTGAGTGGACGTGAGGGTTGGAACCGTCAACGCCGGCAGGCCGAAGAGCTTATCGAAACGTACCGGAAGGTCCGTGAAACCCTTTCCGGCGATGTGGACGCGTTGAAGCGGAACAATTCCGACTGGTTCGACCTTGACGAGTATAAGAAGTCCGTCAAGGCGTTGACCGAGGTGGATGATCGTATCTCCCGGTTGAAGAAGAACCCGGTCATCACCGAGAAGGTGAGGTTGGATGGTTCGCAGTTCCAGAAGGACCTTGCGGACATTCTCGCCAAGAACGGCAATCGTCTTCACTATGATGCGCGTATCAGGTTCTATGCGGATAATCTCAAGCAGGTCCGTAGGCAGATGGAACAGTTGAAGCTCGACGGCGTTGAGGTGCCGGTCAAGCTGAAGGCGCGTCTGCGTGAACTGAAAAGGCAGTTGGCTTATAACAAGGCGCGGTTGGAGAAGGACCCGAACGCCGTCGTCCGGTATGACGTGCAGGGGAATTTCGAGAAGGTCAGTTCCGAGATAGCCAAGTGGAAGGACCAGCAGGTCCGTATCAGCATGTATGTGGATGGTGCCGATGCGGTTCGCCGTGAGATGGCTGAGATCAGCCATAGGCGTCTTGACGTGCCGGTGCGTTTGCAGGCCGAATATGCGCAGGTCGAGTCGGCGATGCGCCGTTATGCGGCCGAGTTGAAGGACAATCCGGATGCGGAGATTCCGTCCGAACTGCATATCGACAAGAGGCATGCCGAGGAGGAGCTGAAGCGGTTCAAGGAGAAGAACGACACCCTTGACATGGATGTCGATCTGGAGACCGCGATGGCCCGCGCCCATCTCGCCTATTTCACCCGTCCTCGTACGGTCGATATCTTCGCGAAGTTCCATGGCACTGACCTCGGGCGGATTCTTGGCGGCATGACGTATGGCGCGTCCGGTCTGAAGGGTGTGGAGAACAGTTTCCAGAACCTCGTGAACCTGATGGACACGTTGGATAAGAAGGTGCCGCGTCTTGCGGTGGTGTCCACGGTCCTTTCCGATATCGGCGCGGGTGCCATCAATCTTGCCGGTACGGTCGGCGGTTTGGGCAAGAGCATCGTGAGCCTGTCGAAGGCTGCGTATGTGCTGCCTACCGCGTTGACCGGCATGGCCGCCGTGTATTCGACGTTCAAGATGATCTACGGTGACAAGGGCACCACTTGGGCTGAGAACATTGATTTCACCAATACGAAGCTTGCCGAACTGTCCAGTAGCGTGCAGAAGGCGTTCTATGGTGTGGCCAAGCCCGCCATCATGGAGACCGCGAACCTGATCGGCGATTCCCTCGTACCTGAGATGAGCACGCTCGCCAAGCATGAGGGCGAGATCGTCGAAGGGTTGATGAAGGCCGTCCAATCGTCGTATGATGCGAATGAGCTTCCGGCCATCTTCGACCGTGTGAACGCTTCGATGGATAATCTCGTTCCCGGCATGGAGTCGCTTATCACCGCTTTGTCCCATGTGGGCATGGTGGGCGGCAAGTATTTGCCGCAGTTCGCGCAGTGGTTCAGCAAGGATGCCGAATGGTTCTCCAAGTGGGCCGAGAATGTGATGAACGATTCCGACCGCGTGGATACGGCCATGTCCGCAGTCAAGGAGCAGGCCGGTTATCTTGGTTCGTCCCTGAGGTCGTTGAAAGGCATTCTGGAGGGTGCGTTCACTCCGCTGGCGCAGTATCAGAACGGGTTGGAACAGTTCAGCACCGTGTTGGAGAAGGCGAACCGCGCCGTGAACTCCATGAGCGCTCAGGATACTTTGAACGCTTGGGTGACCGGTGCGCGTAACGCCCAGAAGGGCGTGCGTGGCGCATTCAACGACATCGGCGACGCGGCGAACGAAATGCGTTCCGACGTGGCCGGGGTGATGGCGAATCTTGGACAGTTGACGGGTAATTTCATCGCCGACGTGTCCAAGCTGGGCGCCGGAACGTCCGGTGGCATCCTTTCGTTCTCCGAGAACGTGCGCGACGGGTTGAGCATGGTCATGTCCTCGATTTCGTCGGCTTCGCCGATGTTCTCCGATCTGATTCGCATGGCGGGCCAGTTGTCCAAGACGTTCGGCGGCACGTTCGCCAATTCGTTGAAGGCTGCCGCTCCGACCATCGAGGCCATCGCCAATATGACCAGTCTTGTGTCCGAGGCGGTGTCGAAGCTCCCCGCTCCGATTCAGGGCATGTTGGGCTTGTGGGCGACGTTCGGTCGTGCCGGCGTGAGCGCGTGGACCGCGTTGAAGACCGGCGCGTTGGAGACCATCCAGAACACGATGAACTATCAGAACACGTTGCGCCAGTTGGGTGTTACGGCTGATAGCACGAGGGTGAAGTTCACTCAACTGTTGGCTGCAATGGCACAGTTGGAGCGGAACAATGCCGCCGCATCGTTGACTGGCAATGCCGCCATGTATGGCAACGTGGCCGGATTGTTCACGTCGTCCGCCAAGGGCATGAGCAGTATGGCCGCCGAGGCTGAGAATGCCGCTACCGCCGTCGCCAAGACCGGTACCGAGGCCCGTCTCGCCGCCGAGGGCGCCGTCATGTTGGGCAGCGCTTCCGCCTCCGCCGCGAAGGGTGTCGGGAACGTCGGTTCGAACGTGTCCCCGGCGAAGAAGGCGTTGAGCGGATTGAAATCCGTCGCCTCCGACGCCGGTACCGTATTGTTGGGCATGTTCGGCGGCCCTGCGGGCATCGCGTTGACAGCCGGATTGACGATTGCGGGTACGGCGTTCAGCGCGTATTCGCAGCATGTGTCCAAGGGCAAGAGCGAGGTCGAATCGTTCAATCAGGCCGCTAACGCCACTCCGATGGCGTTGTCGGCTCAGGCTTCCTCGTTGGATGAGCTGAAGAACCGTTTGGATAATTTCAGTTCCAAAACCAAGGAGACGTTCGGCACATCCCGTGATTTCTTCGACAAGTTCAAACTCGGGCAGGTGTCGGCGAAGGATTTCGATAACGTGTCCGACGCGTTGGCGCGATTGAACAAGAACGAGGATGAGGCGGCCAAGGCGGCTTCCGGTTCCACGAAGGAATACGATAAGTACATCAAGTCGCTGGAGAAGATCGAAAGCGCCGGCATCGGCTCGCAGACGACGACAGCCGGTGGTATTACTACGGTGACTACCACGTTGACCGAACAGGCCAAGGCCGCTCAGGTCACCCGTGAGAGTTTGGAGAAGCTCCGTAAGGAGCAGACCGAAGCCTTACAGGAGAAGGCCACCGCAGCCAATAAGAACGCCGACTACGTGCAGACGCTGCTCGATGAGGGGCAAAGCTACCAGTCCATCGCTGACGGGTTGCTGTCCGACACCGAGAAGGAGGAGCGTCACACGTCCGTGGTCAGCGCCCTTTCCAAGGAGTTGAGTTCCCAGAGGAACGCGACCATCCAGCTTGCCGCCTCGTCCAGCGCCTACTATAAGACGCTTGAACAGGTGAAGACCAGCATCAAGCAGGTGCAGGAGCTTCACGAGCAGGGGCAGCGGATTTGGGATGACCAGAAGAGGAATTTCGACCTTACTACCGAGGCCGGCCGTGGAGCTTCCGACGTTCTGACTTCGCTTGCTACGAGTTCCAACGATTATCTGACGGCCATGATCGCTCAGGGCGCGAGTGCCGATGATGTGATCGCCAAGCAGAAGGAACTGTCCGATAATTTCAACAGTCAGGCGCGTGATGCCGGTGTGGCCGAGGATGCCATCAACGGGTTGAACGATAGCATGTTGATGACTCCGAAGGAGATTCGCACTCAGGTCAGCGTTCAGGCGTTGGAGGCTCAGAAGACCCTTGCCGACATCGTCGAAAGCATGTCCTACCTGTTCCCAGACAAGTCTCGCGAACAGACCAAGACAATGCTGCTGACATCCGTTTGGAACGGGAAGACCGATGCGGAACAGTTGCAGAAGATAGTCGAACAGCTGACGGACGGCAAGCATGAGATTCAGTTCACTGCTGATGGCACGCCGGTCGTGGTCGAATCGGATAAGATCACGAACATACTGTCGCAGATTCCTTCGTTGAAGGAGACGTATCTTCAGGCCCGTATCAGCGGCCAGTCCGAGGCCGACGCGTTGAAGACGACCATCGAACAGGTGCCGGAGTTGAAGGAGACGTATCTTCAGGCTAAGGCCGATGGCAAGAGCGACATTGACGCGTTGAAGGATGCGATCAACTCCGTGCCGGAGTTGAAGAAGGCGTATGCGAAGGCGAAGGCCGAAGGCAAGGATGAGGTCGATGCGCTGATCGACGCGTTGAAGGCGTTGCCGGAGGAGAAGAAGACCAAGGTCAAGACCGAGGGCGCCGAGGAGTCCGAGAAGAAGCTGGACGACTTGGAGAAGAAGAAGGTTCCCGCAGCCAAGGGCGTCAGCTTCAAGATCGATGCCGATGACAATGATGCGAACGTGAAGCTCGCCAAGTATACGAGTTATAACAATGTGACTCTTGCGACGGCTCACGCGTATGTTGACGGCGATGATTCCGGCGCCCAGAACGCGTTCAACAACACGAAGTCCTATGATGGGGTGACGTTGGCGCGTCCTTGGGGCCGGGTGCAGGGTGAGCATACGCTTGCCGATCTTGCTTTCGCGGCGATACAGGCGTTCGATAACGTGACCATTGCACGCCCTTGGGGTCGTGTGATGGGCGAGAACAACGATGCGCAGAGGGCGTTCAGGGACACCCGGGCGTACGATGGCATGACCATCTCTCGCCCTTGGGGCCGTGTGATGGGCGATGATTCGAACGTGCAGAGCGTGTTCGCCAGTATCAGGAACACGAACGGAACAGTTCTTGCGACCCGTTATGTGGATATCGTCACACGCGGCAGCACTCGCGGCGATGATGGTAGCGTGTCTGCGGCGACCGGTGGACGTATCCATGGTCCGGGTACCGCCACGTCGGATTCCATTCCGGCTTGGCTGTCTACCGGCGAGCATGTGATTCGTGCGTATGCGGTCGATAAGCTGGATAGGACCATCGGCCCGAATTTCCTGAACGTGTTGAACCGTACGGGTGATTTGGACAAGGCCATCGCTCAGGCCCGTAAGTCGTATAGGTCTTCGGCTTATGGCTTGTCTCGTATGGCTTATGCGTCTGGCGGCCGTGTGAATGGCATGATGCAGCAGTATAAGGTCGAGGTCATGCCGAATATCATTGTTCCGGAGTCCAATGGTACGACCGTCAATCAGACGTTCAACACGAAGGTTGTCCGCAGTAATGATGACCTGTATGCGGCGGCGCCGATCTTGCATCGTAACGCGTTGGCCGAGGCTAGGAGGTTCCAACGGTGAGTGATATCCCGGAACTGGTGGAATTGTCCGCTGCCGGACTGACGGTCACGTTCGATGGCGGCAACGGCGTCAATCCGAAGGATGACGTGCTGCTGATTTCCGAGGATGGCGTCGAGGGCTGGTATGATTCGCCGGATGACAAGACGGTGATGAGCGAACGGGGTCAGGGTGACGGCGCGCATGACGTATGGCAGTCGGATTTCCTGTATTCGGCCCGTGTCGTCACGATGCATTTCACGGTGGGGGCGCATGATCGCATCGGGGTCGTGCGCCTGTTGAACGACGTGCGCCGCGTGTGCGCCCACCGTAGGGTGAGGTTCCGTTTGAAGGATGCGACGCACGACTGTTACATAACGGGCCGTGCGTCGTGGAAGTCGAACGGCGAATATGGCAGGGATGGCTGGCTGGAGGACAATACGTTGACGGTGACGTGCGAACGTCCCGAGATATTGTCCTCCGTGGAGTCCGTATGCCAGTTGGAGCCGTTGCACGCTTCGATGGTCGGAGGCGGCCTGAGGTACGGGGAGGCGTTGGATTCCCCCAAGGGCTTGCAGTATCCGCTGGCGTACGGGTTGAAGGTCGACCGGAATGTGTCGAACGTCGCCATCCTATATAACGGGGGTACGTCGCGTGCGTATCCGACGTTCGAGGTGGTCGGCCCCATGCCGGACGGGGTGCGGTTGGATTTCCCCGGTACGGGCCAGTCCATCGTATGCTCCCAACCGGTGTACGGGGAGCCGCTCGTGTTGGATTGCCGTTCGAGGACGGCCACGGTCGGCGGCTTGGACGTGTCGCGTACCCTGTCGGCCCGTGGCTTCCCCCAGATTCCCCCGTTGGGTTCGTTGAACGTCGTGTTGAGCAGTTTCGGCAATGGGTTCGTGAATTGTCGCGTGCGCGACACGTTCATGTAAGGAGTTTCATCTTATGGGTACTACCGCTTTGGGCGTCAGCCCGAACACCGACGGCGTGGGCGTGACCCCGCTGGCGCATCGCCAAGTGTTGGGCGCGCAGTGGAACAATACGGGCATCATCACCGGCCTGTCGGTGACGGGCCGTAGCGACTTGCGCTATAACGTGTCGGCGGGGGTCGCGGTCTGTTCGCGTGGCGCGACGGACGGTAAGACGCTCGCCTACTATGAGGGCGGGCAGACCCCGGCGACGAGTGCGGGCGACCCGTCGAATCCGCGTATCGACGTGATATGGGTCAAGGCGAACAATCAGGTCGAATACAGGGATTCGGACAATCTGGTGACGGTAGGCGTCACGCAGGGCACTCCGTCCGCAAGCCCCGTCGCGCCCAGCATTCCGGCCGGGTGTACGGTGTTGCGTCGCATGAGGGTTCCCGCGTCCATGACCGTGACCACTTCCGCCACCGCTTCCGACAGCGCCGACTATGCGATACCGTATTCGGCTTCGATGGGCCGTCTGGCCTATTTCGAGAATCGTGCCGAGGGGCCCGCGAACTTCTCCGACAAGGTCGTGGAATATTATGATGAGGCGGTCACGTTCGACGTGCCTACCGACCGGTTGTTGGAATTGCGGTATCGCGCCACGGCATGCTGCGCCATGAGGGGGCATCCGGACAAGCCGACGGAGAATGCCGGCGAGATGGCGTGCTGGTTCGTATGCTTCCAGTTGGATGGGCAGGACGTTCCGAACTCTGGCGGCCAGTTCCAAGTGTCCCGCGCATGGCAGCCGGTGATGATCAGCACTCTGGTGCAGGTCGGTGCGGGCCGTCATACGGTGCGCATCCGCAACCATCGTGTCCCGTGGGGTGAGAACGTGTATTTCGTCTGCCATTCCAACAAGGAGGAGACGTTCTCGCCGCGTGTTCTGGAAGTGTGGGACAGGGGTACGGCGAAGTGAGTTGGAGCGCCTACCTGTATGATACGATGACGGGCCTGTTGGCCGAACCGGTGGACGTGCCGAACTTCACGTGGTCGATGACGGTTTCCGATTCGAGTTTCAGCACGTCGCAGGGCAAGGGCGTGGGCGATGACGAGGTGGGCGGCTTGGAGTTGCCGTGGAGTCAGATTCCCGGTGACACTCCCGCCGCCCGGGCGTCGGCCTTGCAGCCGTATAAGCGTGGCATCGTCCTGTTCTGGAAGAGTCCCGGCGATGACGTTTCGTCGTTGGGCACTCCGATCTTGGCCGGCGCGTTGGGCGTACGCACGTCCAGTTGGCATGACGTGTCGGTGCCGTACGTGTCGATGATGGGCCTGTTGCAGGACAGGTATCTGGTGCATGAGAACGCGTTCGGCAGGGACGCGGGCCATACGTCCAAGAGGAGCTTCATATGGGAGAACCTTTCATGGCGTGCGTTGGCGTGCGAGACGATACGCCAATGCACCACGGTCAAGCCGGGTGGCGAACTGCCCATCGACCTGCCCTATCTGAACGAGTCCGGCACGCACAGCCTTCCCGCCGAGGGCGCGTCGGACGATAAGAACGCGCCGAAAACGAAGTCGAAGAAGCGTGTGGACACCGCCGACGGATACGTGGAGACCGAGATAGACGGGGATACGACCACCATCACGGAACAGCACGTGAAGAAGGACACCAAGAAGGTGTCCACCACGAAGACGATCACGTATCAGACCCGCAAGGGCAGGAAAAGCAAAGACCATACGAGCGTGAAGACGATCACGACGGCGCAGACCACGACGACGAAGAAGACCGTGACGAAGAACCATAAGGATTATGCGGAACGTACGGTCACGACCACGACGACCGTGTACACGTTCGACGCGAACGGCCAGCAGACGGGCAGCAGCACTTCCACGGACGGGCCGCACAAGTCGATCATTCCCCGTCAGACGCGTGTCGAATACAAGGATTTCAACGTTTCCAACCATCGTTGTTCCGACATTCTGAAGAACATCGCGAACGAGGATGGCGGGCCGGACATGCAGTTCCGCCCCTACTTGGCCGATTCGCAGCATATCCGCTTCCGGTTCGAGGCCGGTAGCGACGGCGACGTCTATCTGAACCAGAAGATTCGCCTGTCCTTGTCGTGTTCCCCGTATGGGGGCACGTTGGAGAACGTGAAGATCGACCGTGCCGCCCCGTACATGCGCGTGTATGCGACGGGCGCCGGTTCGGACGAGGGCACGATGTGCGATCTGGCCGAGGATCTGAGCCTCGTGTCCCGCGCCGACCCGTGGCCGCTACGCGAGTCGGTGACGAGCAGCAGTGATGCGAGGACGTGGGAGCTTCTGGATTCCACGGCCCGGAGCATGCTGAACGCGAACAGGTATCCGTTGGCCCAACTGTCGGGCGAATTGGATGCGGATGATGTGGACTCGCAGGGCATGCCCCTGCATCCCTTGGGTTCGTTCTGGCCGGGTGAGACGTTCGACGTGGCGATAGACGGGTTCCCGGACTGGCCGGACGGCGTGTATCCGATGCGGCTGATGCAGATGAGCGGCGACCAGACCGGCAAGGTGTCGTTGAAGTTCGACCCCGTGCAGGAACCCGTCACCTGAGAGACATTCTTTACCCTTTCCCGACCCCGCCTTGTGCGGGGGTTTCTCATGTTAGGAGAGTGCATGGCTTCCCATAGCGAACTGCGCCCCGACGACGCGGCCCTCCCGCTGCTGATCGCTTCCGCCGCGTTGAGCAAGGCGGAGAGCCGTATCACGGTGGCTACCGGCACCGTCGTCGCGGACAATGCGGACGGTACGCAGACGTGGATTGGCTCCAACGGTTCGGACGATGCCAATGGCGTCATCAAATGGGTGGGCGACCTGAGCGCCCCCGGTAGGCCGTTGGGCCTGTCCGCCGCATGTAGCATGCAATGCGTGGTCGTGTCGTGGGATGGCACGTTAGAGAACGGCGTGCCGTCCGACTTCGCATATATCGAGATCTTCGCCCGTCGTGAGGGCAACGTGGATGATGTCGTGTCGTGGGGCCGCCTGTCTTCGGCGGGCATGCTCATGAGCCCACGCTATGACATCGGCACGGTTTTCGACGTGTATGCGATCGCCTATGACGATGCGCATGATTCAACCGGCATGCTGGCGCGTAACCGGTCCGAACAGTCCGATCTGATCACGGTCGTGGTCGAACAGGACGCGGACATGGAACAGATCGACGCCGCCGTGGAGGAGATGTCGAAGAAGGCCGACGAGGCTGGCGCGAAGGCCGAACAGGTTCGCAAGGACATGCAGTCCGAGGTGGATGATGTGCGGGCGAAGGTCGATGGGCTGAGCAGCGCCGGTGACCGACTGTCCGGGCAGATCACCGACATCAGGGGTACCGTCAACGGCCAGCAGTCCAAACTGGACGAATTCGGGCAGAAGCTTGAGGGTGTCGTCACGCAGAACGGCGCGACCGTGAAGAGCGTGACCGAACTCAAGCAGACCGTATCCGGCCTTGACGCTCGCGTGTCGCAGAACACGACCACCGCCGAAGGTGCGATGGGCAAGGCCACGTCGGTTGAGCAGACGGCCTCCTCGCTGAGCACGAAGATCAGCGAACAGGCCACCACCCTGAACGCGATCGTGAAGACCGCGAACGAGGCGAAAAGCACGGCTGACAGCAACAAGACCACCATCAGCCAAGTCAGCACGACCGCCTCCAACGCATTGTCGAAGGCGACCACGGTGGAATCCGGGCTGAACGGTTTCAAGACCGCGGTATCCCAGACGTATCAGGCCAAGGCCGACATGTCCTCGTACAGCACGAAGTCGTACGTGGACGAAACGTCGAAATCGGTCGCTCTTGGCGTCGTGCAGGACTACAAGGGTGCTGACGGTTCGGGGCTCGCCACGAAGTCGGACATCAGCGTGTCGAAGACGGAAATCACCAGCGAGGTTTCCAGCAAGTATGCGACCAAGGATGGCGTCAGCGAGGAAATCAGTTCGAAGATCACGCAGAACAATTCCAGTCTGGAAGTGAAATTCTCGAACGCTGGCAGTATCGAATACGTGACCAACGGTAGTTTCCGTGAGAATCTTGACGGTTGGACGGTGGACGACGGCCAGTGGGTGATTAACGGCGGCGACAATGCACTCCAATACTATAAGGCCGTCAGTGCAGGCGCTTCGACGTTGGGCCCATGGCAGGACCCGAGCGTGCTCATGGGCACTTCCACCAGACAGCGGCTGATACGACGTAGTTTCGACATCGCCAACTATTCGAACGCGTCCGGTGCGACATTGCGTATGAGCTGCCGGTTGAACGATGGCACATGGAGTGGCGAGTACCCATCCGTTGAATTGGATTCCACGTTCGATTGGATGCATGTGGACATGGTGGAAACCATTCCGGCCGGCAAGTACATCGACCGTGTAGTTCCGCTGATACGAGCGACGAACGCCTGTACGATCAATGTTGAAATCAGGAATTTCAGTCTGCGTGACATCACCGACTCATATAAGAGCGCCGATGCGGTCATCAACATGACCGGGCAGGGTGTGCGTGTCGGTAAGAACAAGAACGGTGCGTGGACCGGCATGAGCGCACTGGTCGGCACGGACGGCACGTTCGACGTGTTGGACACGTCCGGCAAACGGCTTCTCGAGGTCAGTGCGACTGGCGTGAAGTTCCCTCACAGCGAGGATGGCACTCGTCTCGCGCTTGGATATGTCGCCGGTTCCGGTTCCGCGAGTGACACCCTGTATATCGGTGATATCGTCACCGGACAGCAGGAGGGTGGGCCGAGGAACCGTCTGGGATTCACCGGTGACGAGGTGAGTCTCGAGGGCGGCGACATCAATATCAATGCCAGCGACAACCAGTTGAGCCTGTACGGGCGTAAGGGCGCGAACCTGCTGGTGCCCGACGGCGGTAACGTGCAGGTCGGCGGACAGTCCGGCACATCCAATACCACGCTCACCCTGCGTGGTTCGACCGTGAACCTGTCTGGTGGTCTGGTCAACGTCAACGGGCGTACGCTCAACGCTCCGATCGATGCGAAACAGTCGCAGAAGTGGGACGACATCCAATTGGACGTCAAATGCGTGAACCGTGTGGTCACGGTCAACATATTGCACCCGTTGGGCTCGAACGCCGTGATAGGCGACCAGAGCGACCAGTGCGAGATCGGCTACATCAAGGAAGGGTATCGACCGTCCCGGATGATCGGCTGTCATCTCGCCGCATATAACACGACCAACCTGTTCCTCGAGATCAATCCGGCGACGGGCAAGGTGGCCTGTTTCCGAATGTGGGGCAATCAGAACACTTGGGCGTATTTCAGCGCAAGCCTGTCCTACGTCATCTGACGTTCCCAAGAGGGGGAGGGGATGCCGGTTTTGGTGTCCTTCCCCTCTTCTTTCATGCCAACAACCAAACAAGGAGGCCATTATGGCTGACATTGAAAACACTACGGACACTGCCCCTATCACGGGTGGCGTGCTTGACCTGCGTCCCGCGAAGGGAGGTATCGTCTACGAGCTGCTGCGTTTGGGCCTGTCGTTCGACCATAAGGATGAGACGGGTGAATCGTGGGCGGATTACATGAAGGGCGTGACGGCCCTGTTCACTTCCCGTGACGCTACGGAAGCCACCGTGTCGGACATTGATACGAAGGATTCCAAGACCGTCACGCTTGACCAGCTCAGGCAGGTCACGGAGATTAAGACGTGGCGTAGTGCGGGGGCCGACGAATAGTGCCTCCGTTCCAAGACTTGTTTAATTCGCAGGAGTTCTGGTCGGCGGTCATCATCAGTCTTATCGGCGGTGGCGGCATCGTCGGCGCGATCATCACCGCGTGGAGCAACCGAAGGTCGGAAGCGCAGGATGAGCACGAGCAGGCGGAGGCGGACAAGCTGGCCGCCGAAGCCGCCGAAACAGCCGTGCACATTCTCACCGATTCCGTGATTCAACCATTGCGGGAGCAAGTGGAATCGCAGGGCGCGCAAATCCAGCATTTGGAGAAGAAGCAAGCCGAACAAGCCAAGAATCTGGAAGCGAAGCAGAAGAATCTGGAAGAGCAACAAAAGAAGAATCTCGTGGTCACAACCTACACTCGTTCGCTTTTCCATTGGCTTCAAGAGTTTTGCGAAATCGTCGAACCGGAGTTTCTGGCGCGCCATCCGAAGCCCCGTTTGCCGGACGAACTGAGGCCCGACATCGCACCTGAAACCGTAGGCAAGGGGGATTGATGGCCGATGCAATAATGTTCATCGTCTTCTCCATCGTCTCGCTCATATTCTGGCATTACACGCAACGACACTAGACCAAACCATTTTTTCAAAGCCATCCCATTCACGGGGTGGCTTTTTTGTTAGGAGGAAACAATGGCGGAACACGCCAACAACAACACCAAAGCCAATCTTCCCGGCCTGACCGGCGAACGTGTCAAGGCTGTCGTCACGATTCTGGTCACGCTCTTCTCGCTGGCGAACGCGGGCTTGAGCTTGGCCGGATTCAACCCGCTCCCGTTCACCGACGAACAGGTTTCCGCGACCCTCTTCGCGGCCGTCGGCGTCATCGGCACGATCTACGGCTGGTGGAAGAACCAGAACATCACTTCCGCTTCCCTCGCCGGACAGCAGCTCGTGGACGCCCTCAAGAAGGAGGGTGTCGTGCATGGCGTGACCACCGCGAAGAACGCCGCCATGAGCGCGGCAAGCGCGGTGGCCAAGACCGCACCGGCCGAGGAAGCGGAGGAAACCGCTGAGACCGCTGAGACCGCTGAGGCCGCCACCGAGTCGGCGACAGTCGAGACCACGGCCGAAGCCCAGTTCGAGCAGGGCGGCAATCTCTGATGACCGGCGCCAGTTTCGCAATATGGCGGGACAGCCCAAACCATTACAGCGGACGGCTTGGGCAGTCCGTCGACCACATCACCCTGCACATCATGGTCGGCCGATTGGCCGGCACCGATAGTTGCTTCCAACGTTCCAGCTTCGGCGCCGCAAGCCACTACGGCGTAGGCGGCGACGGCACCGTCTACCAGTGGGTCGATGAGAGTAACGGCTCGTGGGCCGACGCCAACTGGCAATCCGACTGCTCGGGCGTGACCATCGAGCATGAGGGCGGCATGGCCGGCGTGCCCGTCACCGACGCGGAAGTGGAGGCCAGCGCACAGCTGTGTGCCGACATCGCACGCCGTTACGGCTGGAACAGCCTCGACCATGACGCTTCAGGCAATCGCACCGGCAACGTCGTACTGCACCGCGAGGTGCCCGGCACCGACCATTACGGGTGCCCCGACCGGTGCACCAACGCCCTGCCCGTGGACAGAATCATCAACAGGGCAAACGAACTATTAGGAGGAGACACTATGAATGCGGAAGACGTGTGGAATTTCGACCAAAACGGCGTGAAGATGCGGGACCGTCTGCAAGGCACCGACGCGGCCGCCAATGAGACAAGGACGGAGCTGTTCCGGCTCTCGCAGTGGAATAAGGATACGCATGCTTCGCCGCTCGGCAATCTGGTGGCTGAGATGCCGATACAGGGCGGCGCCAAATTGGGCGACCGAGTGGCCGGCATCGACTCGAAGACCAGCCAGCTCATCACACAGGTGAGCGCCCTGTCCGAAGCGGTCAAGGCGTTGGCATCCGCACAGGGCGCCGACCCCGAACAGATCGCGAAGATCGTGGAGACCGCCGTCAAGGACAAGCTCGCCAAGCTCAAGATCACCGTCACCGACAGCGAGTGACGGAACATTTTGTTGGCGTCGGCAACATGTTCGGAGATGATGGTCGTGACCATTCTCCCGGCATCAGGAAAATGGTCACGGCATTGACCGGACCATTTCGTTGCCGTCAACAAAATGGTCGCTGGTATTATAGGATATTCTTCCCACGTCGTTGAAGCATGAAGGTCATGTGCGATGTGGGTTGCCGGGATTCCGGCTGGTTTTATATTGGCATGCCCCTCTCCTAGGATTGGAACCCTAGGGGAGGGGCGATTTTTGTTTTTTCGAGCCGTGTCAAGTGGTTTGGGTGTCGTGCAGGAATCCTTGCAATCCTTCTCCTGCGATGCCGTTCAGCCCTCGGCGTGCCATGTCGTAGTAGTCGAGCATCCTCGCACTGTTCCATCCGCCCGCCGCCATGATGTCGCGGTCCGGTACGCCCGCGTCTCGGGAGAGCGTGCAGAACGTGCGGCGCAGTGAATGCGGCGTGATGTCCGGTACGCCGATGCGTAGGGCTACCGATGAGATGATGCCGGTAAGCTCGTAGGAGCACATTCTTTTCCCTGTGGCGCCACGGAATACGGGGCCTTTACGACGTTTGCCGATATGGTGCTTCAGGGCCTTCGCCGCATCGTTGGGGATGGCGACCCTTTGCGTCCAATCGCCCTTACGGTCGAAGCGGACCCATGGTGGAGTGTCGCCGGTGTGGCAGTCCTCTACGTCCAATCCCAGTGCTTCGCTCGCTCTTGCGCCGGTCAATAGCAGCAGACGGCATAGAGCGTTGGTCTGCGGGTCGAGGCCGTGCGCCTCTTCGAGGAACGCTATGGCCTGTTCGCGGGTGAGGTAGGAGCCGTCTGAATGCCCGTATATCCTCGGCTTGCGTAGATGTTCGGCCGGGTTCTCGCCAATGTAGCCCTCTTCGGAAAGGTACTTGTAGAAGGAGCCGAGGATGCTCAGCCTCGACCAGACGGTACGTTTCATCGATGGTTCCATATCAGCCCTGATCATGGCGAACGCCTCGATATGGCGACGTTGGGCGTGCAATGCGTCGATGCCGTTGTCCGAACACCAGCGCAACCATCTTGACAGTACGTTCCGGTATGTCATGCGGGTGGTCTTGCCTACGCCGATGAGGAATCCGGCCACCATGTCGCTTATCGTTTCCATACGCGCACCGTTTCCTTGCAGATCAGGGGCTTGTCGGCTGGGCCTTTCACGAAGGGTGGTATCCATTGGCGGCGGCGTAGCGTATGGTTCGGCCCGTATGCCTGTTCCCGCCAGAATCCGCGTACGATGAACCGGTGGGAGTATTCGCGGCGTACGCGTTCGTCATCCTTGTCGCTTTCGCCGGGCCGGTGTAGGTTCTCCCGTAGGATGAGCATCTTGACTTTGCGGATTTCCGAATCGAATCGTGGAGGCATGGGGTAGCGTCCGCCCGGTTGGGCCGGTTTGGTTTGGCAGATGCGCGGTTGGCTGCTCAATGCCCATGTCGCCTTGACGATTTTGGCGAATGCTTCCGCGAGGCCGGGCTGGTTCGTTTCGTCCACGTAGATCACTGGGCAGGTCATGGGCAGTCCGGCTGCTTTGGCGCCTGACTGTTCCAGTACGTCGTCGCCGTCTGTGAATGGGATGGTGGCGAGTTGGCCGTCACGCCCGCAGGACCAGTAGAGGGCGACTATGTTTCCGGACAGCCTGCCGTCCGATAGGTTGAGGGGCAGTCCGCCGTCGAAGAACATCAGGCCGGTCACTGCCGGGTATTCGACTTCGGGGAACGTGCCGAACAGGACGGTGTCCGTCACGAGTTGGACCATGTCGTGGCTGACCCACCAGAGTTGCGCGGTCTTCAACTGGTCCAGTTCATTCCACATTTCGAGGGTGTACCGTTCGTATTGGGGCATGCTGTCCATCTGTCTTTTGAGCTGTTCCTTCTGGAATGCCGCCACCTTGTCGCGGATGAGCGGCAGGTGGGATGGGGTGAGGCGGAGTCTTTTATGCTTGCGGGTCATGTCATGCTTCCCATCCGATTTCCTTCAGGCCGAGCGGCTGTTCCATCCGCCGCATGGCAGAGAGGCTTTCGTCCAGACTGGCGTGACGGTAATGTTCAACCATAAGACTGCTGGAGTGTCCAATGATCTCCTGCACGAGTCCGTCGTCAACGCCCATGGATTTGAGGATGGTGACGGTGGTGTGACGGGTTTCGTGACGGTAGCGGCCTTCGGGATTATCGATGCCCGCGTTTTTGAGCAGTTCGCGGAAGTTCGTCATGTCTTCGGCGGGGTCGAGCGGGTTGCCGTCGTCGTCGCGGAACAGGAGCCCGTTCGGGTTCGGGACGTGTTCCGTTGCCTTCAGGTAGGCGCTCATGGCCTGTGCGAGGGAGGGGACGATAGGTATACGCCGGCCGGTTTTGGATTTGGGACGGGTGAGACACCAGCGGCCTTCCAGTTCCTCCATGTCGAATCCTTCGGGGATGCGCCATTTCCAGAACGGGCAGCTTGCGGCACGCTTGTATCCGCAGGGCCATATACCTTTGCGGTTGGGGTGGTTGCCGCAGCCGTGGTCCTTTTTCAGTTCCTCCAGTTTCCAGTTGACGTTGTAGGAGCCGTAGGGGATGCCGTCCGGCGTGGCGGCGAGGGTGAGGTCTTCGAGCTTGGCTCCCAGTACTTCGTTGGGGCGCATGCCGGTGCAGAGGCGGAACCATTCCTTCGCGCCGTCGCGGATGCCGAGGTGGGTGGCGGCGACGAGGATGTCGTGCGCCTGCTGTTCGGTGAACGCGTCTCGTTCCTTGACGAGCTCGTGGGTGATGTCCTTGTTTTTCGGGGTGGGGACGCCCTGCATGGGGTTGGTGGGGATGATGCGGTCTGCGACGGCGGATTTGAATATCTGGTTGAGGGTGGTGCGCATCTGCTTGCGTAGGCTGAGGCTGGCTTTTTTGCCGGTCGGGTTGCCGTGGTGATCGGTGACTTTCATGTGGTCGATGATTCTGGCGCAGCGTGTGGCGTTCATTTCGCCGAGTTTCTGGTTGGCGTAGGGGTGCAGGTGCGTTTCTACCAGCGTCGTGTAGTTGGCGAATGTTTTCGGGTCGGTGTCGGCCTTGCGTCGTTCGAGCCATGCCGCAGCGTATTCACCGAAGCGTACGTTGTTGTCGGAGGTCATGCCGAAGGTGTTTTCCTCTTCGATGGCCTTCCTGAGTTTCGTGTCGCATGCGCGGTAGGTCTGTGCCGTGTATTGGTGTCCCCTGAATGAGCATTTCCATCTTACGTAGGTTTTGGTGGTGCCGTCCTTCAGGGTCTTCTTGACTTCGATCTTGTATGGGCGTATGACACCGTTGCGTGCTTTGCGTGGCATTTTGGTCTCCTTGGTTTTCCGTCCGACCTGTTGGTTATACACAGTTGCACACAAACAGATGATTATCAAATGATTATCAAATGTTTAACAAACGTTGAAATACCAACGTTTGTTGACTGTGGCGGTAGGGCTGTTTTTATTCTACATCCGACTGTTAATCGGACGGTCACTGGTTCAAGCCCAGTCGCAGGAGCCATGGTATGAGCCCTTGGTTTCCAAGGGTTCCGCTCTTCGGGCGGTCCTCTGCGGAAGGGGCTGCGGATGGGCCGGGGATACACAGTTGGACACAGATTCGCATATTCGTCGGGACACGCCGTGGGGACGGGGTCTGCGTCCGACATTGCGGCGTGTCGCAGGGATGGCCGCGAAGCCACAGGGGTTACGCCGGGAACACGCCCGCAGTCTCCTGCATCTCGGTATCCGAGACGTGCCGTTCCATATCCCGAGATTTTTTTAATATTCACAATATTTTCACGAAAACTGTGGATTGAGGCTCACCAAAACCTCAATTGAGCCTCAATTGAGCCTCAGCTAGACAGCATGTCTAATTTCAAATCGGCTTCATGGAGCCGTTTTCAGAGGGTCGTGATGTCACGCTTCGGTCACACGATGTCACAACGATGTCACGCCTCAGTCACAACGATGTCACAACGAAAAGTGCAATTGACGCGATGTCAACGTACCTCATTTGAGGCTCATTTGAGGCTCACCAAAACCTCATTTGAGCCTCAATTGAGCCTCAGCTAGACAGCATGTCTAATTTCAAATCGGCTTCATGGAGCCGTTTTCAGAGGGTCGTGATGTCACGCTTCGGTCACAC